GTTAGAAAAAGCGGCTCGCGTAGAACCAAGCAAACAATACACTGCCGCCTATGGGCAGGCGCCAGAAATGTTTAGCTTTCAGCCTTTAATTGATACGGCTGGCGACATTAAGAATAGCCTATCTACGGAAATTGACCGTCATGTTGCGCCTAAAGTACACGAAATTTTAAAAGCGCTTAAAGGTAAGGAAAACGACGTACCTGAAATTTTAGGTGCTAATGGCAAGCCGCTTAACCCTAAAACGGGCGATTTACCTTTTGAGGGAACGCTAAAAGATGCACATGATTTGCGGTCTGCCATATTAGCCGACCTTAGAAACATAAACAAATCAACCGATTCACGCGCAAATCTAACAAAAAGTAACTTAGAAAAATTAGAAGCGGGGATTAACCAAACCATAGCGCAAGGCGTACCTGAAAGCGCAAGTGAAACTTTTACTGGCGCGAATAAGTTATTTAGAGAATCCGTTGCCGCCCCGTATATGGAAGGTATGGCTAAGAAACTTACCGTAGAAAATACGCTTTCTCGCCCTAGTTTAAACCCGTCGGAAGTAACCGAAAAAGCGCTTCACCCTGACCATTCAGTAGATTTTGTTAACGCTTTTGGCAGTGACCCTGAAGCTATGCAAACTATTGAAGCGGGAATAGAAGGTAAATTTAGAAGCGCGTTAAAAAAAGGTGGCCAAGCAGGCGCGGACTTTATAGAAAAGCACAGCGAAGCGTTAGACACTTTGGATGCTGCACCTGCTAGCGCGGGTATTAAAGACCGGCTAAGCGGATTTGTTCGTGATTTTGGTAGCGCAGAAGCTAAACAAGCAGCGCTTGGTGAGCAAGTTAAAGCAATCCCTAAAGTAGTAGATGAATCGGTTGCAAACCAACAGCGCATTATTGGCAAATCAGCCAAAGATTTAAGTGGTGCAACTGATGCGGAAAATTTAGCTAAAGTAGCGGTTAACGCCGATGCTCGCGTAATGGGACGCATACTGCACAAATTAACGCCTGAGGCTAAACCTGAATTGGCGCGTCAAGTCATTAACAATGCGTTTGAGCCTATTACAGCAGGGGTTGAAAGAGCAGGCGATAAAACGGCTAAAGCGCTTGATAATTCTCGTGTAGCAACGCTTTTGAAAGCTACTTATGGTAAAGAAGAAGGCGCGGCTAAATTGGCAGATTTTAAAGATACTGCGCATATTCAAACTATGATTGAAGGAATTAAAAAAGACACGCCTAAGCACCCTTACGACACCGCGCAAGCGCTGGACAATTTGACTGAAGGTAAACCGCAAGTTAAACGCGTCGTAGAAGATATAATGGCAACTATTAACGACAATAAGAAATTTAATTTATTAGCGGAACGTGGGCTTAAAGCCGGTGAAGGGACTGCTAAATTAGCTACTCAATCAACGCCCGCTACGCCGTTTTCATTAACTACTTGGGCGTCAGTAGCTAAATGGGTTCATTCATCATTAATAAAAGTTGCTGATAAGTCTATTGCAGACCGCTTGTCTAAAGAGTTAATGTCGTCTGAAGCGTTTGCTAATGCGCTAGAAAGAGCGCAACAAGGCCCTTCTCAAACTAATTCGGCTTGGGCATTGCAATATGGTAGAATCCTTCCACGCACTGCTGCTGGCGCAGTCACCTCAATAACAGGAGAAAAATAATGGCTTTTAACGGCTCTGGGACATATAACCTGCCTGCTGGCAACCCCGTTGTTACCGGCACAACGATTTCATCATCAACAACTAACACAACCAACAGTGACATTGCAACGGCGTTGACAAACTGTATCACTCGTGACGGTCAATCTACGCCGTCAGCTAACTTGCCAATGAACGCTAAGAAACTCACAGGTCTTGCCGCTGGCACGTCTGCGGGGGACAGTGTGCGCTATGAGCAAGTAGTGCTTTCTGCTTCATTAGGTACAAACGTAGCAACGTTTCTTGCAACACCCACAAGTGCAAATTCAGCTGCTGCGTTAACGGATGAAACTGGAAGTGGGGCTGCCGTTTTTGCTACCTCACCTACGCTTGTAACTCCCGTGCTTGGCACACCTTCTAGCGGTACGTTGTCGTCTTGTACGGTAGACGGAACTAATGCAGTTGGTTTTAGGAATATACCTATCAACAGTCAAAGTGCGGCCTACACGGCCGTGTTAGCGGATTCTGGCAAGTGTATTTTTCATCCTTCAACTGACGCTAATGCACGGACATTTACTATCCCTGCTAATAGCTCGGTAACGTACCCAATCGGCACAGCTATTTCGTTTGTTAACATGACTTCTCAAGTGGTAAGTATCGCAATCACGTCCGACACGATGTATTTAGCTGGTACAGGCACAACAGGTACACGCTCACTTGCGCAGTATGGTACAGCAACAGCACTTAAAATGACATCGACAACTTGGATTATTTCTGGTGCGGGGTTAACCTAATGAGCGGGATTCAACAAATGTTAACGGGTGGGACTTATCAACCGGCAACGCCAACTATTATCGGACAAGCTTATGGTGGCGGATTTTATGCTGGTAAAATAGCTGTAGGTGGCGGAGGTGTAGCTACACATTACTTGATTGTCGCCCCTAAAGCATCGGGCGAAAACTCAGGTAGAACATGGGGCGTTTATGGAACGACAGGAATTACGTCGGTTATTAATGGAACAACAAACTCTGCGTCATTAGCTGCATTAGGCGCAGCTTATGAAGCCGCAACCTTCTGCGAAGGCTTAACAATAGGCGGTTATAGCGACTGGTATTTACCCGCTAAGAACGAACTTGAAGTGCTGTATTACTTCTTAAAACCGACAACTATCGAGAATGACACAACAAGCGGCTCAAATGCCAATGCCGTATCGCCAGAACCAATAAGCACTAATTACAGTAGTGGTTCACCTGCTCAAACCAGTGCCGGTATTGGGTTTAGGACTGGTGAAACGGATGCGTTTGGCTCTTTCGGCTATTGGTCTTCTACTGAGGGCAATTCTGGCAACGCATGGTTTCAGGGCTTCGCTAATGGGCCTCAGCTCAACGTTGGTAAGGACAATACTTTCTATGTCAGAGCTGTTCGGAGAATACCCGTATAACAAAACAGGAAAAAATTATGTACATACAACTAACAAACTTTGACGCAGAGACAGGTATTCTTTGCACAGAAGCACCAATGCGTACAGGCCCAGCAATTCCAAACGTGAAAGGCTTTCAATTTGTCTTTCAAAATGAATCGGATTTTCCTATTCCTTCAAATGCTGACGGGTCACTTACTAAACCGCCACTGCTTTACGGGACGTGTGATGACGATGCAGACACTACACTAACTGGTGTTTTAAAAGTGTTATCGCAAGCTGAATTTGATGCAGATAAACAAGCTGAACATCAAGCAAGAAAACCATACCCTTCATGGGTAGGTGACATCGACACTATGTCATGGCAGCCGCCTGTGCCTTATCCGCAAGACGATAAACGCTATTACTGGGACGAACCAACAGTGTCTTGGAAAGAATTTACGCCAGTGGTGCAGTTGCCATGAAAACTGCTGAATTAGGGTACTTTGGCAATATCTGGGTTAAGCAAAACGTCTTAGAGCTTGCTGGTGAAACGCACGGTGGGCATGAACATAAATTTGACCATGTGACCCTTCTCGTATCGGGTAAAGTATCAGTTGAAATTGAAGGCCATAAACCTAAAGAATTTACTGCACCAACATTTATTGTTATTCGCAAAGAACATCAACACAAAATTACAGCCGTTGAAGATGGCACGGTCTATTACTGTGTTTACGCGCTACGCAATATGGACGGTGAGCCAATTGAAGATATTTATGGCGAACAACACGACCCAGAATCAGCCAGTGCTAAAAATGATGGGTACTGGAATAAAGTAAATAAAATAGATAAGTGAGAATAAAATGCCTGACGAAGCCTGCCGCCTTGCTAAAGTAGAACAGCGCATTGATGCGCTAGAAGAAGTGTTTGATGACAGAGGGAAAAAGTTAGACGCTATCATAGCCGCGCTTGACGAGATGAAAACCGAGCAAACGCGCTACAAAGGCTTTATCGGCGGTATCGTATTTACCATTGGAGCGATATTTT